GTGCGAACTTATCGTCGTACAAAAGCAATTACCAAGAACACTCCTAAATCACAAGACATAGAGTAACTTGGTTCGTTTGGTTCTTTTGGCTCAACATAGACCATGTTCTAATCCAATCCAAACGACCTTACCATGGTAATCTAAATGCGTAAACAAGGTTTACAAGATACAAATACATGTTATAATAATACTATAACAAAGGAGAACATATGAAACAATATCGTTTTACTAGGATTGAAACAATAAAATCAATTTGTATAATACAAGCAGACTCACAAGAACAAGCAGAGAAGCAATTAGAAATATGCGGATTCGACGAAAGTCTAGATGATATAACATCGTCGAATATAGAAGTAGAAGAGATCAAAGAAACAGTTTAAGAAAGGTTGTATGGTAAAGGTACTAATAATTGATTATGATTGTGTGCACATTGATATATCCATATGAACATAAAGACATGGTAAAAGGATTACATAGGATAGATTATGTATGAGGTTATAGCGGTCAACCAATGTCATTCTACCAAACCATATTATCACGCTGATCCACAACCATTAGGACCATATGAACCAGATATCAACTATATCCACAACAATTACCGCATGATCGATACACAGTTGTCAACCATTAGACCCACAGTAAGGACCATATGAGTATGGTATCTAGAATTGGTCTATTGGTTTGGTTTGGATTCATGGTTTCAAACTGTACACCCATGGTACGATCAGATATATCCTATGCAATACATGTGATTGGCTCAGATCCGTGCGACCGGCCTTACCATTCAAATTGTTGCTGTTGTCGATCAGATTAGGGTCGAGGCCGCACCTCGAGTTTTGGTTTGGTATTATTCGTTCCTACGCTATAAAAATATCCAATATTTTAGGGTATGCTAAATATGCACATAAAGATTTTGGCGTATCAGGGCACATTGATGCGATCGCGTCCTCATTTCTAGGGTCTTGCTATATAGACATTCCCTTTCCTTGATACGCCTACTCTCTTTTTGACAAATTCCACTCATCCTAATATACCCATTCCCAAAATATGGAATTTGTCGTTGGTTCGATGCAAATTGGGCGGGTAACTTGTAATTCTGTCTTTCATCTTTTTATATGTTCATTATAGCATGCTTTTGAATTTTGTAAACCTGGATTACCAAGCTATTTTGGTAGCATTATCAAAGTCATGTCTCGAATATTTTCTAGTCTCAAAACCAGGGTCAAGGACTCAATTTTAAGCGCAAATTTTTGCGCGCAAAAAGGTTTACACTCAGGTCCAACTCATGCTATAATATACATGTATGTTATGTACTGTTGTTTGCTCCTCTAGTATGTGACATACAAGTTGCACAGTGTCAATTGATAGTGGATTATACAGGCACTGTGCACACTTACTAAATACTATTATATCATGACACCAAAACGACACACAATTTTATTATCAAGGATAGACCATGACGGCGACTGTCATCGATGGACCGGATATATTGATGGTCATGGATATGGAATATTCTATGCGGGCCAACTCAATGTGCCCAGGGTGGTCAAAGTACATCGTTACATGTACGAACACACACACGGTGTGCGCCTAGATCCATGGGTCGCAGTGCGACATCGTTGTGGGTTGCGTAAGTGTGTAAATCCTGATCATTTATACATCAACTACAAGCATCGGATCAATCCAAATGCATATTCCAACCGACAAAGGGGACCAAGACCACATGTGTGGAAGTGGGGGCCAGACTCAACACTCAAAGACATGAACCTTTCATTCTTGCGTATGCGTGCACAATGCAAATATCGAAAAGAACCGTTTGATTTGACATTTGACGATTATCGATCAGTGTGGGGTACACAATGGTCCCGGCGTGGACGCACAAATGGATCATTGAACATAACGCGTAAAGAAAAGACTGGTGCATGGACACGAACAAATGTGCATTTGGTCGAACGAATTGAACATCTAGATTCGTACAACAGGGAGGATAAACGCAATTAAACATTGTGGGCCAAGAGGCTAATGGATGTCGAAATGCATTCTACACCACGGTTCGTTTGTGTCATTGAATATCTTGACCCACAATGTTTGATAAAAAAAATTAAATATCGTAGAAGCCATTGCTTTTACCGGTATTGCGGTTTCTCCCAAGGAATGGCTTCGCATATGAAAAAAATAACAATAGAAAAACCAACAACACTGTCAGACACACCACAAAAAATTGTGCAACACATCGAAAAAACACTGTCTTGCACACTGGGTGATGCTCATCAGTCACATTATGACGCAGTGCGTGGTTGGCAGATAGCAGGTGTTTGGAAAAATAAGAATTATCGTGTGGATTGTCACGAAGATCAAAACAAAATTTATATATATCTATAAATAACTATATAAACAAAACACTCTAGAGGATTAAAATGCCGGCAAAAGCAAAATTAATAACAAGAACAGCAAGCTCATCAACAGTTTCGTCAACCTCGACAAAAGGCTCTGAACTGACTTTTGCTGAATTAGATTCAAATCTAATCAATTTAAGAGATGCAACGATAGGTTTTGCATCGGATGATTCAACAACAAACAATTTAACAATGGGTGACACCCTAAAGATTGCAGGCGGTGTAGGAATAACAACTGCAATATCAGGCGATGTCTTAACAATCACAAATTCAAACGATACAGGTGATTTAACTATCAACGGATCAACAATATCAGGACCATCTAACGCAGATTTAATATTAGAACCAGGCGGAACAGGCGAGATACATTTAAAAACAGATTCAGGATCCAATGTCATCATTGGTGAATCCACAAGCACAAACAATTTTAGTTTTTTACCGACTTCAGGGATATTCAGATGGAACACAGGTGGTGCAACTGACTTCATACTCAGTCACAACAACGGCGGTTCAATAACAATATCAGAGGTAGGCGGAACAGGTGAAATCAAAATATCACCGCCATCAACAGAACCAACTCTGTTTGGATCAGGATCACACAACGGAACAATATCTTCCAATGGTGCACACGATCTAATAATAAACACAAATTCAGGAACCAATGCAGGTTCAATAACTTTGACAGATGGAGCAAACGGAAACATAACTCTTGCGTGTAACGGATCCGGAACTGTAACTTCAAATTCACCAGTGAGTATTGCAAACACTTTGGCAGTGACCGGTGCATCAACATTGGACGGTGTTTCTATCACAGACAATCATATTTCATCCGCGGCTTCAAACGCAGACCTACACATAGACACATCCGGCACAGGAAAAATTAAAACATCGGCGGCACTTATTGGAGTTGGTGATCAAACAGGCGGTAACATAATTTTAACAGACCAAGCAGACGGTTCATTCCAGACAGCACAATACGCCAACCCTGGTATGTTGAATCCATCTGGACTACAGGTTGACTCGGCAGGTTCATTCCATTATTCACAATTGGTATTAAACAATTTTTCTACAAATGCATACAACTCTTTATGGGCCACAAGATCAAACACAAACACACATGGCGCAAATGCGTATCTAACTTCCGGACAGACCTTGTTCAACTTTTTCGCATCTGGGTGGAATGGCGACACAGACGGTTCAGGTTATTTCTCAGCCAACGCACAAGTAGATATGTTTGCATCAGAGAATCATGATGCTTCCAACAGAGGTGGCGGAATCAATATGCGAACCATCAACACAGGTGCGTCATCAAGTGCAACTGTAAAATTTGAAATGATGGACAATGTCGTTATTAAAAATCCAAAAGCGGCAACCACAGCGGCTTTGGCAGTGGAAGGTTCAATAAGATTAAAGAACACAAGTGATCCATCCAATATCACAGACTCAGCACACATATACGCAAAAGACGATGGTTCAACATCAGAAGTATATGTAAGAGACGAAGCAGGTAACGAAACCAAAATATCACCACACAACCAATCAGGTCAATGGGAATATTATTCAAGAAATGTTAATACAGGTAAAGTTTTCAGAGTCAATATGGAAAAAATGATTCGTAAACTAGAAGACATAACTGGTGAAACATTTATAGAACAGGAGTAACACAATGGCATGGCCATCAGGCTCTAAAGCAGGAATAACCCATCTCGATCAAGGTTCAGACAGACCAAGTTTAGCGCGAGCAGACATAAAACAAAATGTTGATAATGTTAATTCTATTATTGATCATCTAAATATTTCGTCACCGTCAAATGGCGACCTTTTAAAATATTCTAGTTCAACTGGTAAATGGGAACAAATAGCAACCAGCGCAAACCAACCTAATATTGCACTTGTACAAATATTAGCTAATTCAAGTTCGCAAAATGTAAGTTCTAACATTTACAGAAGAGGGTTGAATGAAACATTTGATCCAAACGGAATAGTTGCAGTAAGTTCTACATATCAATTAACTCTTGGTGTTGGCAATTATATTTTTGAAACAATGACGACAGGAACAAGAGAAAATGATGACGAAGTACAAATGCAATTGTATGACGAAACTAATGGTGCACAACTAGGTTTAGTAACATATACAGAAATAGGTACAACAAACACTGGTATATTCCAAAATTATATAGGATTTACCGCTGCCGGAACAATAAACATAAGTTTTAGACAAGATTCATCCAGTTCATCAAATAGAGATATACAATCGCTGTTTAAAATTACAAAATTTGCATAATGTTTTTATATAAAAACACATATTCAATAAATACTTGTATAAACAAAAATTAAATTAGGAGAGATAAGTGTCAGCATCAAATTATACTGAAAATTCGCTACTTGATCATTTGCTAGGACAAGGGTCTAGAAGTTTTGCACAGCCAGAACTTTTTGTTGCGTTGTTTACTGGACCAGCATCATCTGTTTCTGCAGCGTTAGAAGCAAGTTTAAGCAACGATGATGATTCTACATTAGCATGGGGTCATTGGGAAGTTAACGCAGGAAATTATGTTAGACAGCCAGTTACTTTTAATGCATCATCAGGTGGATCAGCATCAAGCGCAGGTGAAATACAATTTCCAGTAGCATCAGTAAATTATAATAACGCAGCAACTTCAGGATCATCAGTAACATATCTAGCAGTTGTAAGTGGTTCAACAGCAGACGACGGTTCAACAGATACACAAGTTTTGGTGTATGGAGCGTTAACTAATTCAAAAGAAATACTTGCTGGAGATCAATTGACTGTGGCTGCAGGTTCATTAACTGTAAGTTTATCCTAATATTAGGAGTTTTTAATGGCAGTTAAACAGGCCTTTTCTGGCCAGCAGGATTATACTTGGGAAGAACTAGACGACAGAGGTTGGACTCAATGGTTCTCAGATAAATGGGATCCAGGCGGAATATTCAAAAGTAGTATAGCAGTATCAGTTGGTACAGTTAAAGTTCATGTCGGTTTAGCAATAATACAATCAGCAATAAGCGTAAGTGCACTTGCACAATCAACGCAAGCAACATCTTTAAACATATCAACAGCATTATCAAGCAATATAATTGCTAATGCTTTAATGCCTGTAACAAGGTTTGATAATATATCACTTGCAATTACAACAAGTTTAGTTGACAAAGTTATATCTCGTCAAACATTTACTATTCCATTAACAATATCAACTGAGTTTAATGCTGATGTTGTTTTAGTTGGAAATATTAATATGCCGATGTCATTTACAGTTGTTCCTGGCACATCTTTAAAAACTGGTGTACAAGCACTTATTGATGCCGGCGCAATTGACATGTTTTTTATACAAATTGCTGATCCGTTTAATTCAATAAAAGCATTACAAGAAAGTAGAATATTAAAAGCAATAACTGATTTACGAACAATAACACCATTACCAGAATCAAGACTTTTAAAATTACCTGCTGAATCAAATGTAAAACAAGTAGATTCAGAAACTAGAAATGCAAATATAAATGCAGAATCTAGACAATATAGTGTAAATTCTGAATCAAAAAACATAAAAGTACCATCCGAAACAAGAATATACATTGTAAATTCAACAAATAGGTTAAATAGCATTGTACAAGAAACAAAGGTTATTAAGGTGAATGCAGAAACAAGAATAATAAAAATTATTAGACCACAATTCACTGATACAATATCAATTCCAAGAGTGAGAGGAAACTAAATGGCAGATTTAACAGGTGCAAAAGGCGATAACAAAGGATTATACTTTATAAAAGATCCGGACGCTAACCTAGTTTATGGCATAGATTGGACAGATTATCTTACAACGGGTGACTCAATATCATCAAAAGATGTTACAATTGAAACAATTACGGGTGATTCAGCACCATTAGCATTTCCATCAAACGAGGGTACTGATGTAACTGTTTCTGGAAAACAAGTTAACATTAGATTAAATGCGGGAACAGCAGGTAATGAATACAATGTTGACTGTAAAATTGTTACAACAAACGGTGATACAGATTCAAGACGATTTAGAATTATTATTAAAAGGAAACATTTATAATGGCCAAAAAACATTATAAACTAGATAAAGACTTAATTGTAAAACTTGCAACAATACATTGCACATATCAAGAAATTGCAGATGTGGTTGGTACTAGTACTACAACACTTCAAAAAAGTTATAAAGAATTAATAGAACAAAGTAGAGCAGAAGGCAAGATGTCATTAAGACGAAAAATGATGTCTGTTGCTAATGATAAGGGTGATGTTAGAATGTTAATATTCCTTGGTAAAAATTATCTTGGAATGAAAGACCAACCAGAAGACACAGAAAATAATCAACCCCTACCTTGGTCTGAATAATTACAATTATACATGAAATTGTCAGAACCACAAAAGCGTATTGCGCACGACAAAGCCAGATTCCGAGTTTGGGTCGGCGGTCGTAGAACAGGTAAAACCACATTATCAATCAGAGAATTATGTCACGCTGCGCGAGAACCAAATAAAAATTGTTGGGCAGTTTTTCCAAGTTACCGTCAAGCAAAACAAGTTGCTTGGGTGATGCTTAAAGAATTATTACACAAACTAAGATGGATAAAAACAGTTAATGAAGCAGAATTAACTATCCTTTTAAAAAACAATTCAAGAATAAGTTTAAGAGGCGCTGAAAATTATGATGCACTTCGAGGTACAAAATTAGATTTAATTTGTTTTGATGAAACATCAGACATTCCAGAGGATGCATGGACAAGTGTTTTGCGTCCAACTATATCAGACACAAAAGGTAAAGCATGTTTTTTTGGAACACCAAAAGGAAGAAATTGGTTTTTTGATTTGTATCAAAGAGGACAATTCT